GGCGAGCTTGTGGTGTTCTGTGAGAATGGATCATTTACTCTTGATCTCTCCCAAGACCGAACAACATGGCAAACCAACAACATCCAAAAGGTTTCCCTTATTGGTCGTGGTTGCCGTTCTCCTTGGAGTATTGCAGGGGTTAATAACGATGTTTATTTTCGGGCTGATGATGGATGGGCTTTCTACAACAATGCTCAAGTAGATTTTTATCAGGCTCTTTCTTTCCGTAAAATCTCCCGTGAGGTTCAACCTTGGGTAAACTATGACACTCCTTGGATGAGGCAATTTGAGAGTGCGATGTTCTTTGATAATCGACTCATAGCAACTGTATCACCATTTACTGTATCTACTACTGACCCATCTGTTTGTGGACTCCATCGTCCTAGCAGGGCAATGATCGTCCTAGATGTTGAACAAGAGAGTAGGATCTCTCCAGACGCTTCTATGCCTTCACGCTGGAATGGTTTATGGGAAGGCCCACAACCAACTCAACTATCTACAGCCCAAATCAATGGTGTTCAACGTGGGTTTGCTTTCTCGTTTGATGCTGACAATGTGAATCGTCTTTACGAGCTTCAAAGTAGCAGTTCACTTCTTACGGGAGTAGATGACTATTCAGTTAAATATGGCAGCGTAAAGATCGGTTCATATTTCACTACCAAGAGATATGACTTCACGCCTAATCCTGGAGCTTCTAAATTTGTTCGTAAACAACTTGTGGGTGGTGAGGTATGGGTTTCAAATCTCAAGGAAGCTATTACTTTGGGGTGTGAGTTTCGTCCAGATTCCTATGCTTGTTTTAACACCCTTTCATACCCGATTAAGATAGGATTAGATGAATGCACCCCAATTACAGCAGATTGTGTTCCAAGGATTTCTCAACCTCGATACCAGCAATTAAGGTTTCCGACTCCAGACATAGATCAATGTGAAAAATATGCTCAAATACCTCTCCAAGAGGGAGCAGAGTTCCAAGTAAAAATTAACATTATTGGATCTTGTATTGTGGATAGATTGAGGCTTGCTGTTATTTTCAATGATAGCATTGATCTTCCGCAAGGGTATTGCCCTGATACTTTCTATAATGACCCAGAACCAGTTCAATGTGCTTGCCAGCCTGATCTTGATTACTACCGCATTATTCCGCTGCCAGATTCCATCTATTCTGTTGCTGGATAAAAGCATTGCTAATTACTTAAAATAAGGCTACAAATCAAATAATTATGCAGAACCAGAGTTCTCCAGCACAACTTCTCTTTCCAACTGTCCCTAGCAATTATTGCCCAGAGGGTAAGTGGAGTGATATCTTGAATAGTTTTATCCAATTGTATCTGAATAATGGGACTGTAAATATTCCAGGGTTAGGTCAAGTTACTCCTGCACAGATTGCTACGATCAATCAGAATATCCAGAATCTCCAAAATCAGTACAATGCTTTGGCGGTTAATGTTCAGCAAGGAACTACAAGCATTACCGCTGGAGCTTCCAAAATTTATACAGTAAGTTTTGCCAAAAATATGCCTAATACAACTTACCAAGTTGTAATTGAACCATTAACTGCATCAACTACTACTACAGGAACATGGTCTTGGGCTATTATTACTGGAAGCAAAACAACTACTGGATTTCAAGTCTTGTTTACTGATGCAACAACAGCTTCAATTACAGGATTTAATTGGACAGTCTCATCTATCGCATCATCCTAACCTAACCTAAACAACAAACCAAACCTATGGCTAAAGACACAAACAGGGCTACCGAGCCTAAACTACAATCCGAGGGTTTCTCAACCCGTGGAGACATCAAAGAAGGCATGAGCAACAACCCAAGGGGAACCGAGTTTTCGGGGATCTTTTATAGTGGTGCTAAACAGCCAGAGCCTTCTTCCCCCGGTCGTTCATCCAAGAAATAATATGGCATCTCACGGTGTTCAATACACGGTTGATAAGACCGAGCGTGGGATTGTCTCCGATTCTGTTACTCCTCAACCTATGCAGAGGGTTCAGATCAAGGGAGATATTCCTACTATTCGTGCTTATAAGGATGCTCGTACTGCCCGCATTAAGTCCATTGGTGAGTCCTGCCAGAGTGCATTCTCTGTAGGTGGCCCCGCTAATGAGACTGCAATGGGCAAGGGAACTCCTTTTAATAGCGATTTTCTCTAATATGGCTCTTTCAAGGCTCCCTAATCTTGGGGCTATGAGGAGCAGGATGCTCAAGGTCAAAGCGATGCCGTCGATTAAGTTGACGGATGTGAAGACCACTACTGGCCCACAATTGAAAGCCACAAGGAATCTTGTGGGTAGTCCCATCACCCGTGGAGAGATGATCTAGGTTATGCTTTTTGATGTTGCATATACACTAAACGCTATAAAACCCTATGCAGGGAATAGCGGTACTTGCAATCAAGCGGTACAACTTGCATACATGAACAAGGCTCGTAGTCTGTTGTGGAATAAAACGGACACTGATGCCACTTGTGATTATGTATGTATAGCTTGTGTTAATCAGTTATTAACCCTTCCTAGTATCTACAAGCAAGTCAGATTGGCTTGGATAGATGGAAGCCCCGTTAGCCTTGGAAATGAGTGGTATCAGAGCATTCCCCAAGATTCATGGGGTGATGCCTCTAGCGGTGGGTATGGCAATGGTTGGGGACAAGGATATGCTTGGAATGGTGGTAACAAGAAATTCATCGAGGTTGGTGGAAAGCACGTTACCTTCCAGAACTATGATGCCTCACCATACCAGCTTGCAATCGAGCCAGAATCCCCGTTAGACGCAGGAAAAGAGATTACCCTATTCGGTGATAATGCTTATGGAACTCGCATCAGTGAGACGCTTGTATTGGGAAATGCCCCTAATTTTACTTACTCGGTAAACTTCTTTAAGAGTCTGTTCCAATGCACCAAAACACAGACTAATGGAAGGGTAAGGGTTTATGCCTATGATCCCGATAATAGCATCAGAATGTTGTTGGCAGTTTATCAGCCTTATGACATTAACCCTTCTTTCCGTAGGTATTTCATCCAAGGCAAGGTAAGGGATTCGGTGATTCTTTATTGCAAGAAGAATTACTACGATCTTGTTGATCTTAAAGAACAAGTAGAATTTACGCCAGAAGCCATGATCTCTGCTGTCATGGCAGTTGTTTATCGTGAGAACAAAGGAAGTGACCAGCTTTATAACACATCACTCCAGAATGCTATCTTTGAGGTAAATAGGGAGACTGCTGATAGGGAAGAGCCTACGGGTAGCCCAATTCGCCAGTTCTCAAACAACATGATGCTTAATGCCTTGGTTCCTACTTATGCGTGGGATGATGGGGCAACATGGCCTTATTGATATGGATGAACTTATTGAAATATCTGCAATAGATCGAGTTGAGGCTGAATTAGCCAATATGACTCCAGTAGATTTACCATTAGAGCATTTCTTTCCTCCGGGACTATATGTGCGAAAGATATTTATGCCAGCAGGGTCTTATGTTGTTTCAATGAAGCATAAAACAACTCACCCTTTCTTTATCCTAAAAGGAAAAGTTGCCGTTCTTAAAGAAACCAATGAAGGTGGATTTGAACAAGAGGCTTTGTATTCTGGAGGAGATATGGGAATTACCAAACCAGAGACCAAAAGATTTCTATTCAATATTGAAGATACCACATGGGTAACTTGCCATGCTAATGCAGAAAATATTGAAGATCCCGATCAAATAGTATTAAATATCTCCGAAAGAACTGATAATCCTTTGATTGATAGTAATGACATTAAATTCAATCAATGGAAAAAAGACATCAGCCCTAGTTTAATACACTCAACTAAAGAACTTGAATTGCCATGCGCTTCTTAATTCCACCACAAACTATCGCTGAATATAAGCATCGTAAGATGCCTGTGTTTGAGACACTTGCCGCTATTGGTGCGACCACGATTGTTGGATCTCTTACTGTTGGAGGGCTTGCTGCTGCTGCAGGAACTGCTGCAGTAGGTGCTGCCGCAAGTTATGGAGCATCAAAGTTATTGAGTGGTGGTGGGCCTCCAGGATCTAGCTCCTATACTGGTGGTCAATATGTCCCTACTGGTAATAGCTTTTCCGCTGCACAACAAGCTCAAGAAAAAAACTTACTTGGATCTGCTTATGATCCGAATAGTAGTTTAGGTTTTGCTCAACAGTTTGCAAATGCAGGAACCAAACAAAATATAAATCTTCAAAATAAGGTTACACCGGGTTCTTCTGCACAACGTGAACTTGCCCAACAGCAACTTAATTCTTACATCCAAGGGCAAATTCCTCAAGATGTTCAGCAGAATATCAATCGTCAAGTAGCACAGAACCTTGGTGGTGGATTTAACCTCTTCTCTGGTGGTGGACAAGCTCCACAGAATTTCGCTCGTAACATTGGTCAGACAAGCCTTGGTCTTTCCCAATATGGATTGAGTGCCGCCCCTACATGGCAACAACTTGCTAACAGCATGGTTGTTTCACCTGCAACTGGAGCGCAAGTTGGGCTTATGGCTGGTCAACTTGGGAATCAACAAGTGCTTGGGGCTTCTGGAATTGGTATGCAAAATGCGGAAAACCAATATCAAGCTGGATATAATCAATGGGCTGGACAGAATGCTCAAAACCAACAAGCAATACAAAGTGGAATAAGTGGTGCAAATGCCGCTACAAATTTACTGAACTCTAAAACAATGGCTAATTATTATAAAGGATTGGGTTCTGGATCTGCTTCTGGGGCTTCTTACAATCCTGGTCAAGGATACATGAACACCATGATGGGAACTGGATATACAAATCCAGCGGCTTTTACGGGGTTTGGACAGGTGTCTTCACAAATTCCAGCATCTTATTATGGAAACCAAAGTTTTGCTAGTGGATTAAATCCTGCACTTAACTTCATGCAATAAAATTATGGCAATAGGATACTACAATTACTCACCCATGATTGCTCAAGGAGAGCAAACAGTTAATCAACTTACTGGCCTTGGTCAACAAATTGGTCATGCTATTGAAACTCATGCCGCTACGCAATCGGCTCAAGCAATGCTTCCTGCAATCCAAAGCCAATATGCAAATGGAATGCAAAAGATTTCATTAGGAGATTCAACTGGCATTGCTGATATATCTCAAGCCGCTGGTCTTGCTGGTCAGAATCCTCTTACTGCCCATTGGTCTAATCAAATGATTGCTGGTGCGACTCAAGCAAATGAAAACTATCGTAATAGTTTACTTACTAGCACTAGACTTCAATCCGCTGGTTTAAGTGCCGCCGCAAAGATGGCAGGAATAAATGCAAATCACCCTGTAGATGAGCAGGGGAATCCGATTCCTAAAGCAATGAATCAGTTCCAGCAAATTCAAATTGCCGCCAAACAAGTAGGTTCGTATGACAAACTTTGGAATGGTGTTCCAGCATCAGGAACTACTCCTTCCGTTCCCGGTGCTTCTGAATATGCTGATAAAATTGATAAAGGAATTGACGCAGGGACTTTAGATCCAAATGATTTAAAGGGATACGCAGAAAAGCTACAGCAATATAAAGCACTCCAATCTGCTATGGGTAAAAATGCCATTACCAATAATGATTTTGAGTCTTCTTCCGATAAGATTGAAAATCATTTAAAGACTGCAGAACAAGATATTGCTGATAAAATTGCAAAAGCAAAAGCCAAAGGAGAAAATCCAGAAAGTGTAAATAAAAGTTATGGAATTTGGGGTGGCACTAATCTTATTGAACAACAACAAAAAATTAAAGAAACAAGATCCAATTTTGCTATAATTAAAAATCCTGATATTGTTAAACAAGCAATTCAAGCTATCCCCCAAAAAGGATATGCCGCTGTAGCAAAACATTTGCAAAGCATGGGTATTGATCCATTGGTAATAAATCAAGCCATTCAATCAACTTCTCAACAAAATCCTCAAGCATCTGGTTCTGCTATCCCTGCGGCTTCTCCAACTCCTAGCCCAAGTCCAGGGGTTACACCATCTCCTTCTCCATCGGGTAGCATTCCAGCAATGTCTGGAACATAATAGCTTATGGCTACCAATCCTTTTGATAGCCTTCCAGATATAAACTCAACTGGAAAAAGTTCAGCATCAAATTCAATTCATGCTACTGCATCTACATTTGGATATAACGATCCTCAAGATAATGGAGTGGGAGCTTGGGGAGATGTAACTAACGATCCAAATATACATGGAGTATCTTTACCAATTTCTGTTTTAAGAAATAAATTTGGTGATGAGAATAAAGCTCATGGACAATTGGTTAAAGTAACCAATCCCGATACAGGAGATAGTATTGTTGCTCCAATTGTTGATAAAGGCCCAGCAGAGAGGCTTAAAGATAGAATTGATCTTACATATGCAACAAATAAAGCTATTGGTGGAACGGGATTAACTCCAGTTCAATATAGTTTTGTGGATAGTAAGAATACTGCTAACAATTCAACTTCAAATCCGTTTGATAGTTTGCCAGATATTTCTGAATCATCTAATCCATTTGATAAACTTCCAAATGATTCTTCCAAAGCAGGAACAAATTTAGAGCAGACAGGAAAAGTTATAAATCTTCCTGCGGCAACTCCACAAGAGTTAGCTAAAGCTGGAACGCAAGGCTATCCATCTGCTACACCAAATCAACAACCTCCAAAACCAAGTCAATTAACTTCTGGGCTTTCTGCTGGAATCGAGGGAACAATTGGGTTGCTTTCTGGACTGGGTGCTGTAGCTGGAGGTGAAGCAGTTGGAGTTCCAGTAACGGGAGGAGCATCTTTACTTGCTGTTCCTGCATTATTTACTGCTGGAAGTGCTTTGGGAGTTGTTGGTGCTAAAAAAGCAGAAAAATTACTTGGGTTAGAACCAGAAATTCAAGTATCTCAACAAGAATATCCAAAGACAGCTTTTGCTGGTCAAGTAATACCACAACTTCCTTTTGCCGCTGAATCTGCACTTGGTTATGGGGCTACTGCATTAACAAAAGGAGCCGGGGCAGTTGCTGGACAAATGGCAGGACAAGCCGCTATTGGCGCAGGGATCATGGAACCAATGAGGTATGGTGTTGATGTTACCTTAAACAAAGCAGGGATTACCGATCAACCAGCAGCTCCGATAACCTTTGGAAGCACAGGTGAACAAGTCCTTACTGCTCTTGCATTGGGAGGAAAAGCAACTGGACTTGCTCCATCCAAAGATCCAATTGTTAATGAGAAGACAGCACAAGTTTTAAATGGAGCAGAAGCTCAAACAGCAACCTCTCCAGAAACAGAATCAAAACCCATTAACCTTCCTCCCGCAACTCCAGAAGAGTTGGCAAAGGCTGGAGAGACTTCTACTCCAGTAGATAACACGCAAAAGTTAATTAATCTAGCTACAGACCAATTGGAGCATGATGAGGGATCAGATAAATGGAATGATTACCAAAAACAGATTGATGCTTTAAAACAACCCGCTGAAACTCCAGTAGCCGAAGCACAACCAGAAACACCAAATGCCGTTCAAAAGCAAACAACAGGAGAAGTGGGCGTTCGCAACGCACCAGCCGTGGGCGAAGGAGTGGGCCGACAAAACGAAGCAGAAGTCCCTACCCAAGAAGGTCAAGTCCCAAAAGAAGAAGTAAAGCCAACTACTCCAACGATTGAAACTAATGGAGAAGGTGAGTTATTTAAGAATGACCAACTTCCATTCAATCTTGCAGGAGAAGTTCTTCCAGAAGAATCAAAGCGATTAACTATTGGCACAGAGGAAGAACAACAACTTCCGATGGGGGAAACTCCAAAGCCAGCGGAACCAGAGAAGCCAGCAAATCCATATCGTGAATTAGAAAAGAAATACTACACAAATATTAAAACTCATTCCGAACTTGCGGATGAAGTTGAGAAAGTAGCAAACAAAGAAAAGAATAAATTCCTAAAAGAGTCCGTTCAAAAATTCCGTGATGCTTTATCTGTTGGTGCTGACATGGAACCAGAAGTTGAGAAACTTTTAAGTGATATTGAAAGAGAGTCAAATTATCACGATGAAGGCGTAAAAATTAGTGAACGAGGATTGGCTAAAGGACAATATAAAAAGCCTCAATTCTTTGGAGGAAAGCATGGCGATGAAATTATTCGTTATCTCCAAATAAACAAAATACTTCCAAAGTTTGCATGGGAAAAAGAAATCACCGATAGGGGTGAAAGCCTAACGGGAAGAGGTGAATATAATGGTGTTCCAGAAATACCTAGAAAACACGCTGAAACTATTTATGGCACAAAAGGAAGAGGGCAAAAGATTGATGTTGCTTTAAAGGGGCTACATGAAGATGGAAAAGCATTGGATCTTCATACACCAGATGATTTATGGAATTACATTAAAGAAGCATCTGATTCATCCATAAAAGAAGAAGAGCAAACAAAAAAGCAAAATGATGCTGAAAAAAGAATCCAAGAGGCAAGTGAAAGATTAAGGAAACTTGAAGGCGACCCAGAGAAACTTGCTGATGTAATGAATCAGGATCTCAAAGATTATTTTAATGCTAGAAGGGGGGGATATAAAGGTGATGCAGCATTTTTTGAGTTCCCTGACGCTGTAAAGAAAGCCGCTACTGATTTTGGTAATGCTGTTTACAAGGCTGGCATGAGTTTCCGTGATTGGTCAAAGACCATGATCGCAAGGTTAGGCGAGGGTGTTCGTGATTACTTACGCCAAATTTGGAAGACCGCTAAAGATTACAATGAGAAACTTGGGCAATCTGGCGGTATTGGTCGAACACCTGGAATAGATGAAGGTGAATTGCGTAGAAAAGCTGAAGCCGCTAAATACGGGCCAAAACCTCCTAGCGAAAGGGATGTCTATGCTGAAAAACTTACTGACCAACTTACCAAGGTTTTAGGAAGACCTCCAACCGCTGAAGAGGTTTCTGGAAAAGTTGATAAGAAGTTTGGAAAAGCTGAAACTCCTGCTCCTGCTCCCATAGCTGGTGGTGAAGGAGAGAAGATTTCTTTGAAGAATGAAAGTGCAGAAGCTGAAGCAAAAGCCCTTGGATTTCCTGAATTAACACAACAAGACGAACAGGAAATGAATGCCGCTATGGATCGGGCAAAAGCCACAAGCACAGAAGATCCAATGGCGGGGCAAAGATTAGCAGAATCTCTTATTGCAGATCCTAGAAGATCATTAACGGGAGATGAGTCTGCGTTGCTATTAAAGCATAAAACTGATTTGTTTAATAGCCTTAACAAAATGGCAGACGGGTTGACTGAAGGAAGTCCAGAACAGAAATTTGAAAAAAGTCTTTCCTATGATAATGCAAGCAAGGCTTATCATGATTTACTTCAAGCAATAAAAGATAGGGGTAGTGAATGGGGTAGAGAAGGCCGCTGGAGGCAAGCATTACTTCATCAAGATTACACATTTGCAACTCAAGAAAGGCTTGCTACTGCCGCAAAAAGAAAGCCACTTACTTCTAACGAGAAAACTAAACTTGCTGAAGAAACAAAGCGTCTTACTGACATTGATAAACAGATTGCAGAAAATCAAGAGAAGGAAGCAAACAAGCAAGAGCAAAAAGGTTTAGAGAAGGAATTAAAGAACGCTACAGAGGTTGATCCCTATATTCAAAGTCTTGTTGATAGAGTTAAGAAAAATGTTAAATCTCTTGCTGATAAATACAGAGAAGAATTAAAGAAAGAGGCAAGAGAGGGCAGACTTTTTACTGGAGTTGATCCAACAAAATTGCATAAATTTGCAGTAATTGGTGCTGATCATCTTTTGGAAGGGACAACAAAATTTGCAGATTGGTCTTCAAAAATGATTGGAGATTTTGGAGAAAAGATTCGCCCTTATTTGGATGACATCTTCAAAAAATCTAAAGAATTTAATGAACAGCAAGTTGACAAAGAATCCAAGGGTTCAAAGTCAGTAAAAAAGCGTATTGTTAAAGCATCTTCTCCAGAAGAACGCATCCGAAAAGGTCAAGAAACAAGGGCTAGAAATAGACTTGAGCAACTAAAACAAGAAGAAGAACGCCAAAATAAAGGTGATTTTAGTAAACCTCTAAAAAAAGCTCCGATTGAGGCTTCTGAAGAAACAAAAAGATTACGAATTGAAGCTCAAAAAATTAAAGATCGTATTGATAAAAGAAAAGCTGACTTTGAAAAAGCAAATAGACCATTTGTGAACAAAGTTCTTGATGCAATATCTGCGCTTAATCGCTTTAACATTTTAAGTCATATTACAGTTCTTGAGCATTTGGCTGGAGCTGCTGTAGAAAATATTGTTACACGACCCGTTTCCTCAACCCTTGCTCAATTATTTCGTTTTAATAAAACGCTTAATGCTATTAGGAATAAAGCTGTTTATGAGGGAGGGTTAAGCGCAAAATCTGAACTAAAGGGTGTTTTTGGAATAGCAACATCAGCAAAAGATGTATGGAGTAAAGTCCTTAAAGGAAAAGCTGACATTGATTGGCTTTATGGGGGAAAGAATAATAATTCTCCATCTTTTGTGAGAGCTGTTGAAAACATACATGGAGCAATGAAGGAGCCTGTTCGCCAAGGTATTTTTTCTCGTTCATTACAATTGCGTATAGAAGCTGCTGAAAAACAAGGATTAGATCCAACTCATGATGAAGTTCTTTACCATACACTTGCATCTGAAGCAGTTAATGATGCCAATTCGGACATCTTCATGGGAGATAACTTTATTACCCGTGGAATTAGAGGATTAATAAAGGGGTATGAGACAAATAAACAATCCCCTAGACTTGGAAAATTTGTTTCTACTTTATTGGATATTGCAATGCCAATTATGAATGTTCCAACAAATATTGCTATTAGGAAGATGAGATTGGCTTTAGGTCTTTTGGAAGCTCCAATAAGAATAGGAATTGCCGCAAAAGAAGGCAAATTAACAAATAAAGCAGAAACTTTAACGACTCAAGAAGCAGAGCAAATAATGAGGGCATTCAAATATGGAACCGTGGGGCTTGCGGTTGGTGCTTATGCATGGACTCATTCAAATCAATTTGGTGGAATCATCAACAATGTCGGCCCTAATGCCCCAGAAAACAAAGATCTTAAAAAAGGCGAAATGCAACTTGGGGGAATCAAAATTTCTCGTCCTTTAGGGCATGGCCCTGTTGCCACATTTATGAATATGGTCGCAGACGCAAGAAGGATGTATGACAAATCTGTTCGCAATAATCCTAATAACAAATGGAGCAGTCTTTCCGAGCCAGCTTTCTTTAGCATGTTTGTATCTGGATTAGGAAGTATGCCACCCGCACAAGCCGCTACACGATTCTTTTCTCCATTCACAACTGCTGGTCAAAAATTGGGACAGACTGTGCGTGATATGATTATTCCCGGAGCTGTTCAAGATGTTGCTGCAAAAATGGATACAGCTTCACAACCCAAAAACTTTATTGATATGCTTGAATCTGAACCGATTAAACGATCTCCGAAAACATTTGAGCAAGAAATTATGAAAGGCATACCAGGATTGCGTAATCAATTGCCAACACCAAAAGGAAGATCATCTCGCAGTTCTTCAATTCTTCCTGGTTTTACAGAATCAAATAATTCCACATTTGGTTCTTTTAAAGATTGATTCCTTCCTCGCTTTCAGTAAATCTTTATCTTCACCAGCAACCACTATGAGCAAAAAATATATCCTGCCAACATCTCTTAAATATCCTTTTGAACAATCAGAGTTCCCCGGTGATCTCAATCTTCGTGAGATTCGGGAGCATGGAGAAAAGAACAAATTACCAGAGGTTTCCTTTTACCAAGCTATCGTTATCGCCCTACTAGAGCAGAGGAATTACTTTGTTGTGGAAGCTATTCGATACGCAAAGGAGTATGGTCAGTTGCCTCAAGTGGAAGAGCAAGATCCAGAGGTAGAAGAGAAAACAGAGTTTCCAGAACTCAAGGTCATTACTTCTGACGAGCCAATAGTGGAAAGATTCCGTAAAAGTTACGAGTAGGTCGTGGCTACCTTCCTCAATATGGGGCGGTATGGGGATATCGTATCGTTCCTGCCTGTCCTAAAGAATGAGTTTGATGAAACGGGTAAGAAGCCTAGCCTAGTTATCTCCAAAGATTACGCTGACATCCTAGAAGGTGTCAGTTATGTCAATCCTATCGTCTATGATGGCACATTTGATGACATCACGGGTGCATTAGAATGCCTCAAGACTCTGAATAAAACGGCAACTGCAACCCAAGTTGTCGGAATCCCTGATGTTTTAATAAGTCAGGTTTACGGAAACCATGTTGGGCCTAAAATCATTTGTGACTCATTCCAGCAAGACGCATGGAGACTAGCGGGGAAGCTAGATTTATGGCCTAGCCAGCCTCCATTAATATTTGATAAACGAGATGCCAAAAGAGAGAAAAAACTAACGAAAGGAATCCCTAAAGATAAACCTTGGATTGTTGTCTCAACTGGTGGGACATCATCTCCATTTCCGTATTCTGATTTGCTGTGGGAGATTCTGAACCATTCTTTGCCTGATTTCCATATCGTTGATTTGGCTACAATCAAAGCAGAGAAATTCTATGATTTACTTGGGATTATGGATCATCCGAATACCCATGCCATGATATTGACTGATAGTGGCCCTCTACACCTCTCATACGCCACACAGAAACCAGTTCATGCTTTAATAACAGACTCACCCTCCCTGTGGCATGGAACAGCATGGCGACCATTCTACGCATCTTATACACGATATAAGAACTTCCCAAGGGATGTGACTAGAATCTTGGATCTAATCCGTAATCCTAGACCAAAATTAACGCATCAAAATATTGTCCATGTATATCAGAAAATGCCTTGGGCAACTGGAGATGAGAAGAGGCGTAATGAATTAGCAGCAAAGACATGGGAATCTATTGGTTGTATTGATTTGGGATTGGATGACAACTGCTTTGTAAGATCATCGGCTGAAGTTATACCTGATGAAACCCGTAGGATACCCATGATTAAGGATATGCTTCGTCTGGCTTGTGCGGGTCGTGATGATGAAACGGTTCTATTACTGACCAATACGGATACTTGTGTAACCAATAACCTAATCCAAAGGCTAGAGGGAGTTCTTCCAGCTTATTCCTATCGTAGAGACTTCAAGAGATTAGATGATGCCCTTCCTTATGATCGCATTAGCGCAGGGGCAAAGTATTCTGGATGTGATTTCTTTGCCATGAGGGTAGGATGGTGGAGGCGCAATCATCATTTATTTCCTGACATGGTATTGGGAAGACACTCATGGGATCGCATCAAGCGTGAGCTAATCAAATCTGCTGGCGGTAGAGAGATTGAAGATATCATCTACCATGAATGGCATCCTTCCTTGTGGGAGGGTGATGGATTGCATAGAGACCCCTCCAACCTACGCAACTGCAAGCTGGCTAGGGAATGGTTGACTGAACGGAAGATGCCGTTGGAGGAGTTAGAAACCCTTAATTATGAGGGTAAGTTCAAGCGTCCCGACTTTAGCAAGTTGAGAACGTAGCGGTAATATCCCACCGCACAGAATCTTCTTCTCCAATAGAAGTAACGATTTTGTAACCTAATTCAATTAATGGATTATAAATATCTGATTTAGAAAATCCTGCCCTAGCAAGCATTTCGGGATATATTTCACAAATAATAATAGGTTTGTGTTTTTTGATTATCTCTTTTGCTCCTTGGATAACGGGAGGTTCATATCCTTCACAATCAATCTTGATTAAAGTAATATTTGGGAATTTTTTAAAGTAATCGTCAAGTTTTATACTTTTCTTTCCATTCTGATCTAATTTGACTGTGCGAGTTCCAGGGTTCCCATTGAGGGGGTCTTGATTTACTGAAACTGAATCACCGTTCCCAACCGCATCATTGATTGCTCTAATATTGGTGCTGTTCTTAAAAACATTATACTCCATGCAAAAGAATGCATCTTCTTGTGGTTCAAAGGCATAAACTGCTGCTCCTTTTTTGGAAAAGATAAGGGCGGTATCTCCGATAAACCCACCGACATCAATAACTATATCACTAGATTTAAGGGATTTTACTTCTGGAAGGTTGGCAATAGAATGCTCTAGGCATATTGTTCCATGCTTTAATGCCTCTGGAGTAAGATTCTGATCATCCGTAAGACAAATCATTGTCTCGTTAATGCGAGTAATTTTGTATTGATTCATTTCTTTTCCTTGAATTGCCCTAGCTTGATAGGGTTTTTGGTTTCTTCAAGCCTTTCTGGAGTTACCCACATCTCTATTCCTTTTGGGTGGTATGCCCAGAATCGCTTTGTTTTATCCTCATTCCAAGTTCCTCGTTTGAGTTTCATTGATCTTGTTGGTTGTCTATACTTGGGATAGCCATGATGGGTATCACTGGTTGATATTGAGGCTCTTGATATGGTTGAGGGAGCGTGGTGACTTGGTAATATGCCCCCGCATCCCTGCCATCTGTTGCTGATAGGTTGGCAACATAGATGGTCTGGGTTTGAGGGACGGGCTGATGGATGGGAGCGAATGCTGTGTAGATGAGTGCTAGGATCATGATTTTTTCTTGTTGTTAATTGATGACATATGCCAATTTCCCCTAACGATGTCACATTCATAGGCTCGTAACATCCCCATTCCACCAAACCCTTGCTCAAGTCGATGTTTGATAGCTTGGTCACATTTAGAAGATGAAGAATAGGACGACTTTCCGCATCCTTCACACTTCTTTGGCTTCTCTGCTCCCTTGATAAGACCTTGTTCAAAGGCTTCCCTTTTGTTTATGGGTGGCAACTCTGGAGTTTCATACCCCAATTCTTGTAGGATGTGATCAATACAGGATTTCATTTCTTTGCCCATTTTAGCCACTCAACGGCATCTATAAAATAATCACACTTATCCTCTCCATCTGGATCGAATTGAGCGTATGATTGCCAATTTTCATTACTTGGTGCTAAGTGCCTCCAACATTGCATATGTGAAGGGCAATCAGTATTATTGCATTTGGATATATCAGTCATTTGGCTATTATTTTGCTTCCTTTTTTAAGGTTATCTTCAGCCCATAATGGTTGAAGATTTGTGTAATGGTTTAACTTAATTAATTCTTGTTCAGTTTTAGCAACACACGTTGGAATGATATGATCTATATGCCATGCACCTTTATTATTCCACGTCATGCCATCCTTAAATTGTTTTTCAATATAAATTTTAAAATCATCATAGGAGCAGCCCAATATTTCATGAGTCCTAGACTTCTTTGTATAATTTTTAACTTTAAGTTTAAAAAATATTAAGGCTCTTATTCTTTCTGAAATGATTATTAAAGGGTTTTGCCTTCTTTTTTTTTGATATTTATTCCTTGTGGAAAGATGTTTATCCCTATTTTCAATTCTCCATTTTAATACAGATGCTTTTACTTTTTCTGGATTATTTCTTCTCCATTTATAACTGCATTCCTTAACTCTTTTTGTATTTTTTGCATATCTTTCTCGTGAATAAATCCTTCTTTTTTCTTTATATATTTCAAATAAATCACGATTAACCCACCATTCTCCATTTTTACAATTCTTATTATATTGCAAAAAGATCATGCCATCTTCTCGTATAAATCCTCTCTTGTATTTATTTTCTTTCATTAATTTCTTTTTTCAATGCGCTTAAATCTTTAATGCTTTTGCGAGTATCAGAAGGGTTTTCCCATTCTAGCATCTTGTCTGCTATTTGTATAGCACGATTTCTCTGGTCATTAGAACGCTGTAGTTTCTGGTGCATAGTCATTTCTGGCTTGCTATTCTCTACCAAGAATGCCTCAACAAACTCTTTGATTTCTTCATTCATGATTAGGTTATATGATACTGTATGCCGTTCCCCTGACTGGAGGAGGAGTTGGGTATGGTGAATGAGTCGCTTGCGGGATGGGCGTGATTGTAGGGCGTGGTGATGGAGATTGTGCTGGAGGAAGTGGTTTGATCGGCTTACCCTTCGGAAGCGTTTCCACAATCACTTGCTGGCGAATTGGCTTTGGTGTGGGCGTGGGTGATGCGGAGTGCAGCCATAGCCAGATTATTGATGCAGCAATCATTTGATTTTAGGTTTGAGTTCCTCTTTTACTAATAATCGTTCTGAAGCTATGTGCATAACATTGTCACATGCTTTTAAGTAATTGCCATCATAGGTGTTTGCGGCGTGCCAACACGATTCCATTCTAGCCTTATACCATTCCACCAACCCCGTGAGTTTTGCGACATCGTTGGTTTTCTCGTTGAGTTCTCGCTCAAGTTGCTGTGCAAACTCTGCGTTCACTACGTTGCATAATTCGTGATGGTAATCTGTTGTCCACATCTCCTCATCGGTGCGTGGTGTGTCTGTTGTATTAGTTTCCATATTCTCGTAGCCCCGCTTGGCAAAGTTCCTCGTGTGCTTTTGCTAGTTGAGTTTCAAGGTCGCAGATCCACTTTGGATCAACAAACACCTTTCCTTGTTTTAGTTCGGCATTCTCCTCACGAAGCTTTGCGACCTCGGTCTGTAACTCCGAAACTCGACGATATTTTTCAGCAAGTTCTGGCAGATTGTGCGCCCCAAGATAGCAACGAGGACAAGGGCAGATAACCATCGTGGTGTTTGGGGTCATGGTTTTAGTGGTCATTTGATTTCAGCTTTGAGTTCCAGTTCCAATTTTGGCTTTGGCAACGGACGGCGGGTGCGGTAAGCCATAATCTGTAGCTTCGTCCGTCCAGTTCGTATTGCTGGTATCCATCCCTTGGATGATAATACCTCATCCCCCTCTTGGATCACCTCATCAAGCCCTATGTCTCTCCATTCGGGAGTGGGTTCAGTAGTCAAGGAATCCTTGACAACTGGTTTCTCAATTTCAGCTTTGAGTGCGTCTTTAGCGAGCAGCTCACAAGCCCTCCTGTCTCGGTTATAGGTTCCGTCTGGACGCTCGGTGCAGGCGATAAACTCAAGGGCTTGACGGAGCCTTGCGACCTCGTTGTTCAATCGCCCGTTCTGATGCTCAAGTTCAACGCAAAGCTCTCCAATATCTTCGTATGTGTCGCTCATTTGATTTCAGCTTTGAGTGCTTCAAATTCTTTCTCTATAATATCTAGAGAAGCATAATCAGGATCATACATCCCAATTTCACCTTGGAAAATTTCTGCAATCTTGATCGCTCGGTCTCGTTGCGACACGGCCTCTGATAACAACACAGCGGCCTTTAATGTGTAATCTTGTTGTTCAACAAGTTTCTCCATTGATTTCACTTGGTTTTCAAGAGATGCGGTGAGTTCTAACTCAAGCTGACGGCAAAACTCTAATGGAATGTGATCCATTATATCCCATTCGTGATCTTTATATTTAGCGTCAGTGCGTGGCGTGTCGCTCATATGATTACTTCAATAGCGGAATTTACAAGATCATGGATCTTTAGGCTTTTGCCTAGCGAGTTGAGGAGATGGATCTCACTCAAGACATTCTCTAGGTATGATAGCTTGCTATTTAGTCTGCTTATCTCCTGACAAAGAGACTCCTTCTCTCGGTCAAGACAATTTTGTTCGTCTTCGTTGTATATGTTGGTCATGGTTTTAGGGTTGCTAGGTATTTTCTCTGTACTGGTTCAATGTCTTCTTGGAAAGAAGAATCAATGAATTGCGGGGGATAACCCTCCTCAATCTTCCAAGCTCGATACGCATCAGGATCTACGCTGGCGGTAGCCCCTTTGAATATCGGCTTCTGGATCTTTTGGGAAAGAACGGAGTAGTCTATTCCCTCGTCCTCCCATCGTCCTTGGTTGAGCCAAGTGCTAGGGTTGGGAATAAACTTTCCTCCCTCCTTCTGCCAATCAGGAGATGCTATGCTTTTCTTGAGTGCCTCAATGATGATCTCTATTGCCGGGAACTTCTTCCGCTTCCAGATGTCGTGACAATAGCCTTTTCCCGTCTTTCTAGGGTAAGCCTTCCAGAATATCTCAAAGTCGCTTTTACGGGCATTCTGGGGCGAATATGACTGACCACAGCAGGGACAGAGTTCAGAATTGCTCATAAACCCACTCCTTTTTCTTAAGTTGAACTGCTGTGAAGGTAAACCAAGGATGATTTTCAGCAGCGACCTTTAACTTAATCCTACCCGCTTGATGCCAAAATCCTTTAATTTCTATGAATGAAATAAGCCCATCTTTATCAATCACAAGGAAATCAGGAGTGTAGGTTGTCCTGTCTGCCAGCCTTAAAGCCATAGCCTCAAACTGCCAGTGGTGGATCTCCCCTGATAGTTTCCTAGCCTCTAGAACCTTGGAGTATGCCTCTTCGGTCTTATTCATCTTGCCAGCAACTCGCCTGGTTGTATTCCCCTTCGCTTTAAAGTGTCTCATCGTATGCAGATTTTTTGCACTTGAAAATTCCTTCAAGTCCCGTTTCTTGCTTCATAATTAATCTGCTATATGCCGCACGAAAATCGTTGGAGAGTTTATACTCCTCCTGTGATTCTGTTGTCATGTAATAATTCCAGCGCAGAACTTCGTAAAGCATCCCAATACCAACTACGGCATCTGGACGCTTCTCACGGAACTTTCTAGCAAGCTGCACAAGGTTCTTATAAACATGAGGGTTATTGTGATGGAACCTCTCAAACCTTGATGCCATATCATCAAAGATTTCCTCCTCAATGGGTGAGAAGTCAAAATCAAATTGATCACTCATTTATTTGGAAAGTTGATTTTTGTTTTGTCTACCATTCCAATGACATCCAAGTTGGAATAAGATCGCTGAACTGATCTCACTCCAGCATCAAAGGCTTCCTTTACCCGATCCTCAACTGAAGGAGGTTGATTCCCTTCAGCGAGATAACGGATATGCTCACCATCCCAATATCCTTGCGCTTCTTTTGAGTAACTCATTTGGTCAGTTGGTTCAGTAATTTTATTTCCTTGAGATATGAGCAAGTCGTCTCCTTAACCGCTTGCCAAGACGAAACTGCAATTTGGGCTATGATTTCCAATGGCAAGCAGATAGTTAAGGTTGCGATAGTTAATCGAGGGTTGCTTCCGTATCGTTTCATTTGCCGTCCTCCCATTGACCTATTGTTCGCAGGAAAGCTTCGGCTCGTTGTGGTGCAGTGGCGTTGGTCAACTTGTCCAAACAAACTAGGGATTCTGCCCAATCATCTATGCCAGCAACGCCAACGGCTTTTGCTAATGCCCTACGGAAAGAATGTTCTTTCAAACCTGATGGGAGCGACATGACCGCATCGTGCATGGCGTTGAGGTCGCCGTGGTAGTTTGGAATCCCGTCCATTGCGTCAATGCAATCAGGGATTGACTCGTCAGCGTCCCCAAACCCTTCGTGTTTGAAGCCGAGAAATTTGAATTGGCATGAGTGGTTGAACTTCCACCTTGCCCCGCAAGCAATGGCGATCCGTTTGTTAATTTCTTCTGATGTCATTTGAGTAATCCTGCTTCATCAACGGCCTTTTCCATCAGTTGATTAAAAAGCCTATTAAACTTGTTGAAATCGAGTGACCCATTCTCCCTACGAGACATTGCCCTCGACTCATATTCAGCGTCATCAATTAACTCGTTTCTAGCTTTGACATACTTGCAGCAGTGATATTCCGGGACGATAGAGTAACGCTCGGAACAGTAGCAGTGTCGTTCATTCATTGTGGTTGCGTGGTTGCGTGGTTAGGTCAGATCAAAAAGGGATCTCTTCGCTATCCTCTTCTTGCTGTTGAACAACAGGCTTTGGACGATTCTGGAACGCTGGTGCTGCCTTGATTTTTTCAACGAACTTGGAGGGGAAGACTGTATCCTGCTGTTCCTTGATTTTGTAGTTACCAAGGATCTCGGATTTGATCCCGGCATCACGCTGCTCCTTGGTGAGGGAGTGCTTGACTGAACCATCGTTGTCATACTGATCCTTACCATCTCGGTTAGGCCAGCAGATTAGGTTAAGATAGGATGCTTTTGTCCCATCCTTCTTGGTGACTGACTTGAGGAGTGACTTGTCTATCTTTGTTACGTCTAATGATATTGTGAACATAGGGTTATTATTTAGCTTGTTGTTTTGTTTTATGGTTTGACTGACATCTGTTGATCTTCATTCGGAAAGATGAATCCCTCATTTAGAAGATATTCCATGACTTTTTTGGCCTGATAAATGTTTGATGGTTTGCTGTCAGTGGGCATTGCTTTGAAATTCCCATCTGATTTTGTAATGATGAGCCAATCACGCCCTCGGTATTTGATGCCAAGAGTGTATTCTTCATCAATTCCGTTTGATGGAAGGTTCACTGGTTGTGGTTTCGATGAGCCATCCAAGGGCATCTTCGAATTGCTGTTTGGCATCCTTACCTTTGATGCCTCTGACCTTTGCATAGACTTTTTCAAGAGATGCAACTGAAATCTTTGAGCAAGCAAGTATATCACTTTGTTCAACCACGCCAGAAAGTGCAGAAATAACAGCAAGAGCATCGTTGACACTCCTTGTTTTACGCCCTTCTGTTAGTGTTCGTCCAGCGAATTGTTGCCCCGCCATCATGCGAGCCTTCATCTCCTTCCTGACTTCCTCGATGAAGTCCAAAACAACTTCGGCTTTCTCATCAATAGCTAGGATTTCTTCGTTGGAGAGTTGGGGAACAACGGCCTTTGAGACCACCTCTAACTCCTTATGCACCCCACGAACCTCTGGACAAATGCTTTTAGCACGACACCACTTGCAAGCATCTGGACTAGGAGTTCTGACAGCATCATGCTTTTGGGAAGCAGTAACGATGCCATAGATTTCCTGCTCTGCCTTGACTAGATCCCCCTCATCGTATTGGGCAATCGTCTTTGGCCCCGCCATTGGCTGAATGATGGCAACAAGGATTGTCTTGAGTTGGGGGAATGCCTTCTTAACTAGCACGGCATAGGCTCGGAGTTGGTAGTTTTCAGCGGCTCCTGATTGAGCTACACGACCTGTCTTGTAATCGGTGACAACTGCTGTGTCATCACCAAAAAAGTCGATGCGATCAATAGCTCCAGAGAAGAGATCATCATACCAGAATCGCTTCTCAATGACCTCCTTGGTTCTCTCACCTAGATCCAACCGACCGATCATCTCGCTGAATTGGGACAGACACCTTGTAGCGATGTCTTGCCCGTCTTCAGTTAGTGACTCAAAGGGTTTAGTTCCCGCTAGGACGGCATGAATATCCGTTCCTAGTGCCATATACTTGTTCTCTTCCTGTTCTGGTAGCGTGGATTCTAGGTTCCAAGAGCCAGGACAAAGGGCAAGTCGAGAGAACCCGCTTGCTGATGGTTTTCCGTTGCGCTCGTCCATATTACAATAACTCCATCATTGAATCTGCGAAACGATATGCCACATGAGCAACTCTATCGTAATCAAAATCAGTAAGATATTCTGATTTATTAGATATTAATGACTGCATTGCCTTTGCGGCAAAGTAATGCCTGATGCTCATTCCGCCATGAAAATCTTGTTCATCGTTCCATGAAACTGGAAATGCCTTCATGGCTGTAATATTTGTAGAATTATTTGTCATTATAGTGCTGGTTTGAATGCTAGAACGTCATCGAACTTCTCAATGAGGCGGGCAATTACCTTTGGATTGACTTCCTTTAGGCGAACGCTCCTGTCCTTGATGGCCTTTTTAGCGATAAGGAACTCAATGACATGAGAGTCTTCAATCCCGGCATCCCACATCAAGGATGAGAGAGTGGTCAGCGGGTTTTGTTCTTCTGCTGCCTTCATGCTGGCCTCTACAAGCTCCGCAACTATGGTCTCCTTGGCTTTCTCTGGCTTTATAACAGGTTTCTGGACTGATTGCCTTGGCTTTACTTCATGAGCTTCATAATCGGGATCTTTCTGCTCCTCGGTAGGGATCAAGAAGGTTTGGAGTAATGCATACTTGTGGGCAATCGCCATTGCTTTGTTTGTTGCCTTGTCCCCACTGTCCATTCCTTCGCCAATTACGGAACAAGTAATGGTGCTTCCATCCTCGGCAATGAAGTTGTACCTCATCGGGAGTTGGACAAAACGGAGAATCGTTCCGTTCTTATTGGTGCGTTCTTCAGTTACAGGAGTCCCTGCTTCTGGTAGGCAAACCACTCCATGCTTGGCTAGGAGTGAGTGAAGTTCGTTGTAAACGGCATCAATCCCTCGGAAACTGAATCCTTGTGCTTGGTTTCGGCTATCCTTTCCGATAGCTGTGATGTCCTTCATAATTGCTACCAGTTTGGAAGCAATTTGGGATTGTTGACTTTGTGACGTAGTTACTGGTATGTTCATGTAGTTGGGTGCTTGCGTGGTTGCTGTGCTCCTGGTAGCTCCTAGAGGGTTGTTCATGTCCCTCTAGGAGCATTAGGAAGTTTTACTTCTTCTTGCCCTTCATCATGGGCTTCTTGCCTTTGAGCATTTTCATCTCTTTGGCTTCTTCTCTCATTGACTCGCCTTTTACGGCCTTCTTTTTAGTTGGCATCTTACTTTTTTCCTTTGGTTGCAGCCTTGCGGCCTTTTGTTACTGGCGTTGTTGTTTCTGATTTGATCGACTTCCGCTTTGCTGGCTTCAGCTTACGAGTTTTGATCAAAGTCTCATTAGGGAGTGCCTTGACTTGGAGGGGTTTAAACATCCCTTTCATGCGCTCAAAGAGTTCTTTCATCGGTTAGTTAAACAGCAGGGGTCTCGGTAACACCCGATACAGGCTGTTGGTTCTGGCAAGGGGCGGTAGAACACTCCTTCTTGTTGATGAGTGCTTCGACCTCCAAGAGACGTTCCTGACTGATGTGACCGAGCTTGTTTGCTACTCCCTGCGCGATTTCGTTTAGTTCTGCTAGTGTGTGTGACATGGTTGTTGTTTTTGTTTGGTTCTCGTTCAGCGTTATTGCTGATCGAAAAGTGTGTTTTCATTTAGTGGCAATTCCAAGCTCTTAAACTTTTGTTTATGCGAGAGTCTGGATCTAAAGTCCGGGTTTCATTTTGGCATTGTTAATACGGCGAGAACGACAAGTCCAGAGAGAAGAATCAACGTGGCAATTGTTGTAGTAGGGTGGCTCATATTATTTTTGGTTGAAGTAATCCTCAAAGACTCCAACGGCAAAGCTGCTCATAGATCGACGCTGTGCTTTGGCGGCATCTGCTACCTTGTTTTTAAGGGGTACAGGAACGTATAGGCCAAGGAATGCGGAAGTCTTGGTTTCGGTTAAGACGGGAGTAATAGGCTCGGCGGCGGTGGGTTCGGCTTCGATTGTGGTTGGTTCAGTTGTTGTCATGGTTGTATTAGTTAGAAGTTGCTATGATTGCATTTGTTTTCGTTTCTTGCAAATCTTTTTTTGCAGGTAATGAAGATTTATATTTTGGCTTGCAGAGGTTCCAGTTGTGGTCTCTGAAGAGGTGTAAAAGGAAAGGAGTCCAATCCAAGTTAGGGCGGTCGCCGTTATAGGTTGTGTATTTCATAGGTTTGTTATGGTTTGATGAAAACATTTAGGGATTCGTGAACTTTTACTGAATAGCCAAGTCTTTTCGCTTGCGGCAACATGATCTTTATTTTGCTGATTCCTAGCCTTGAAACTACAACCTTGTCGAAAGGCTCAAATCCAATGGCATTCATTATCATTTCAGTTTGAAAGGTTAGATCATAGTATTTTCCTTCATCCCTCCAATCTCCCGTCATGATTGCATATTTGGATTTTGATTCTGCCATTTTTGAAAATCTTTCAAGAACGTTTGCGTATTCATAAAGAAATCCCGACCATGATTCAGCCTTATCCAAGCCTTCGTCTGAATCATATTTTTCTAACCCCCAATATGGAGGGCAAGTAATCAGTCCATCATGTTTTGGAACTTCAACAAAAGCTGAATCAGAAAGAATATTTTCTACTCCAAACTTGTCTTTTGCTGTTTTAATCGCCTCTTCAGATATATCAAATCCAGTATATTTAATGTCGTGCCTTTTCATTGCCTCTCCTCTTTCTCCCCATCCAGCAAAAGGATCAACAACATGAGATTTTCCCCTTAAATAAAGAGCAGCGCATATTTCCGCAACTTCAAACGGAAATGGGGAATACCCGGTTCTGCTAGATTCAGAATCATGATTTGATTCACCTCTAACTGAATGCTTTCCACCTGATCCTATTTCAAGAACAGAAACGGGCAAAATGGCAAGTCTGGCGGGACTTGGAGACGCTTTGATTTCTTGCATGAAGTCAAAATCACTCATTTTTACAGGTTATTTTTGATGAGTCTCGCAACCCAAAGTATGATCGCCCAGAGGGGTATGCTTGCAATCAAAATGAATGCTGCTTCGGTTAGGATCAGTTTCTTGTTCATACTTCGCACTCAAATTCTTGATCGGGTTCACACTCGGCGGTGACATCTTCTATGTCAACGTCCTGCCCACATCTAGGACACTCACCGGGGTCTACCTCTGCGTCTTGTCCGGGGTCATATAGTTCTACAGGCCCGTATTGTCCTGATGCGGGTTGCTCTGGTGAGAATGAGACTTCAAACTCAAACTCACACTCATCGTTCTTGCAGGTGTAGTCAATTTTCATGGTCGGCGGCGGTATTGTGGTTGCTGGTTCAGTTTATCCCGAACATCTTATCGAGATGGCGATCTGTGGTTGACTCCTTGATCCTTTCAGATTCTTTAAAGGATTGCAATCTCTTTTTTAGAATAATCAAGTCGGCGGCGATCTCTCTTGCCCTAGCGGTGCTAATCTGAATGGTATCTAGTTTGTGATGCTGTGAGGTTTGTATCAAGTTGTAGAACAGGGGTTCTATGCTGGCTACAATTCTTTGCGTTTCAGTTATCAGGTCGGCGGCGGTGGTTTTAGTGGTCATGGTTTAATTTTGGTGGTTAGGTTGTCTGTTCTGCGGCGGTGATTAGATTAAGGCTCGGCGTATCCCGGCAAGGTAGAATCTCCACGCCTTCGGCTTTCGGATCATGCAGACCAGATGGAAGGTTATCTGTGATGTTTTACTCATAGTCGGCGGCGGTTAGTTGTTTAGGGTTTGCTGAATTGCTTTTATCTCCCCGTCGATAGCGTCACAAGTTGCAATAATGCGCTCTAATGAGGCTAGGATCGGGTTTATCCTGGGTGCGTCCCATGTTTCAACTAGGGACAAGTCGCCGGTTATCGGCTCGGCGGCGGTGGTTTCTGTTGTCATGATATTATTCTATAAAAACCCCCTCTTCATCAATTGTGCAATAATAAGAACCGAAAAGGTGCGCTGCTTCGGTTAGTTTGTCACCAACTTCCCCGTATCCCCTATCCCAAAAACCTGCTCCGTCGTGAGATTGCGTTAGCCATAAATCAATCCCATTCTGTTCATCGTCGCCCGCTTGTTCCAAAAGTTTATGATTTTCAACACGCCAGTTGTGCAAAGCATAAAGAAGCGTTTTTTTGTTGATAGGGTGAAGGCGTTCCCAAAGATCGGAAGCGTTTCCGGTATCACGGTAATCCATACCCCCGGGAGCGTTTTCATCAGCCGTCCAAAAGGCGGCGGTGAAAAATCCCCGTTCAAATGATGACAAGTTTTTTAATCGTGTTTTCATAGTGGTTATTAGTCACGAGTTACGATCATTGTCCCGGTGCGCTCGTCACCTTGTAGGTGTTCCCCGTTGTCTCTAAATAGTTGGACGGTTACAGGAATATCAGAGTATTCACGCACTTCCTTGGCAATATCCAAGGGGATTTGATCGTGTCCCCGGCTGCTTGTCCATACTCCTTCAACTGGAATGAATTCTTCTAGTGCTTCAATGTCGTCTCTGTTGATACTGTGTATTATATATGAGTATGCTTTGCATAGTTCCACAAATCGATCCTCTTGTGCCTGTTTCCAATCCGACTCGTCTGACCAAGTTTCAAAACCTTCTGCTGGTTTCGGAATCTCTTGGTCGACTTGTTCTCTGATTTCGTCGTTTATTTCTTCCGGTGTTCTCATGCTGTTTTTTAGTTGGTGATCCTGGGCTGAATTGCTCAGGCTACCGGCTCCCCGTGAAGAGAGCCGGTGTGCCTAGTCAATTATCCAAGGATTTGACCTTTTACCCTGCGCCAGGTGACAAGTGTTTTCCCTGCTCGTTTCCAATTCCATGCGCTTTCATCTATAAGCTGGCATGATTTTTTGACAGCTTTTATCACGTTGTCTTTTTTGGACCGGGGCCAGTGCTCGCAAATCCCGCCCGAAATTGGAAAGCGATTAAGTCCATCGTTGCATCCAAATTCCTTGGCGTAGCGGTCCCGTAATGCAGAGGCGAAACGGTGCCAATCTGCCGCACGTTGCAGCTTATGAAGTGATTTTGTGAAAAATTCCAATTTGATTGAGTTAGTGGGTTTTTTAGTGGTCATGGTTTTAGGATTTGAAAAGGCAAGCGAACGTGAAGAAAAGGAACGCTTCGACGAAAAGAATGCCAAGCACGTTTAAAAGTAGGTTTTTCATTTTTTTGATGAGTTGAAAGATTAGAGCCAATGATGATTGAGGGCGTATCCGTCGCCGTATAGGGCAGAAGAAAGCGAATACACTAAATGAAACCCCATATCCATTCCACAACCCCCGACTCTGATTGTGTCTGACCCGTTCTTGGTTTTAAGTGTCCACCCCAAAACCTTGGAAATAGAATAATTCGGGTGGATGAAGGAGACCTTCCCGTTGTCGTCAATCCACGCTCCCAATACTGAAATGTCCCGTGACATTCCCGAATAGGAAACGTGTCGAAGGATCGTGTGAACGGTTGATCCTTTCGGGAACCATTCACGGAGTCTGGCAATTTGCTCTTGCTTGTCTGCTTGTTTTGTTGCTTTCGTGTTCATGTAGTTCTCCTTTAAGGTTAGATGGTTTCGGCTGCCGACAATCCACGGATAAAGGCGTGCATACGATCATATAGGTCGCGCTTGGAAAGGTGTCCGCATCCTAGCACGTCCCGAACTCCCCCGCCGTCGTTGTCCATGCGATACAAAGCGTGTCCTCCGTATGCACCGGAAAGGTGATAATTTCCAAGGTTTGCGGAATAGGTTGCTTTACCGTTCTCGTCCTCTGTTCTCGTGTATGGCTCAAGAGGTGATCCGGTGATCCGGTTGATTCTCTCAACCGTTGCTTCTAGGTCTTTTTTTGTTATCGTGTTCATGTTTTTTTGGTGTTGGTGTTGGTGTTGGTTGGTTATTTTATGGCGTTGAGTTTTGCAATGGCATCTTGCAAAGACCCCAAAGCTGATTTTACAACTTCATAGTTCACCGTTTTGGCTCCCATCTCTTCATATATCCAAGAGAGATGATCTTCAGCACTAGTCAAAAGGAATGATGCTCTTGCGATTTCTTTTTTTGGGTCAATGCTCATTTTGTTTTGTTTTTTTTGGTGTTGGTGTTGGTTGTGTTGTTTTTTGTGATCGCTTCCAGGGCCAGTGTTTAAGCGGTTCTGTCGGCTGTCACTCCATACACTCTACCACATTGAAAGAAACTTGCAAGATATTTTTATCATGGAGTTGAAAGGTTTCTAAAGAATAGTGTTGACACGTTTTCTGACGGATCATTATACTCAATTCGGCGTAGCCGCTTCTTTCTCTGGGCTTTTACTTTAGAGTAACTTTTCAAGGCTAGTCTCTTGTCTCTCTTAACAACTTCAATTAGAGAACGTCCATCACTGATTACGATCAGAATCACCGTCTCCCGGCTTCGCCTCGCACGATAGGGATCATCGAAACAGCGAGGGAATGAACAAGGGAAGTTGACTAGTTAAAAAGGCTAGGTTAAAACACCTAGTAAATCATGTACAAAACATTAACAACTAAACAAAAGAGATTCGTTGAGAACCACGTCACCAAGGGAATGAGTATCGCCGAATCTGTTAGAAGAGCCGGCTATCAAGTCAAATCTGGCCGCTCTGAAGACTATGGTTCGCTAGGTTGCCGAATGCTAAAGACTGAACGAGTATCAACCTATGTTTCCAAGTTGAGAGAGAAGGTTTTTACTAAAGATGCGTTATCTGTCGCAGAAAAACGAGCATTCTTGGCTGCAACCGTTAGAGCAAATCCCCTCGATCCTGATCTTCCCGGTCATCTCATCCAAGAGGCGAGAACAGAAGTTGATCCCGCCGGCAATGTTAAAAAGGTTATCAAATTACCTAGTAAATTAGAAGCAATTAACATAGATAACAAGATGGCCGGTGATAACTATGCTGACCGAGCCGGGAGCGAGATAGTCAACCCCTTCCTTGCCATCGTGAGCTTGTTTTCTAATCAGCCCGGCACGTTGCCGGCCATTCCGGTGCGCCCTGTCATCGAAGCGGAGATTGTGCCAGCTGACTAGGCAAGCCGGAAGCCAGGAGAAAAGACGAGGGCCATCAGTTGCAAGGAGATCCTAAGGTATCTGCTCGGGAGGTGGGGTGGGGTATGCACGCTAGGCGTGGGGGCGGTCGTATACGATACTCCCCAATGAAAAAATATCAGTATCTGGAAACTTTCCCTTCTTTTAGTTTCTTTTTATACACATTGGATTGCAGTAGTTGAAATGTATTGTATAGGTGCTTGACGAGGTGAATGGAGTGGTTATAGTTTTGGGACTATGAACAAAGGTGAATTACTTATTACGTTGTTGAATGCGGCTACGATTGGTCATGTGTTACATTTGCAGAGTCGGAGCTATGCGGAGCATAAGGCACTGAATACCTTTTATTCTGACTTGCCCGATCTGGTGGATAGTGTGATTGAGGCTTATCAAGGAAGGCATGGAGAGTTGATTGAGTATCCCGATCAGGTTGTGGAGTTGAGTGAGTATAAGGATTCCTTGGAGTTTGTGATGTTCTTGAAGATATTGCTTGAGGAGGATCGTTATGTATTGGGAGATGCGAGTGAGATCCAGAACCTTGTGGATGGGATTGCAGAGTTGATTGATTCTACTATTTATAAACTGACGTTCCTCAAGTAGGGTGATCCACATAACGAGACATTTGGCATCCATAAGCCATGTGTCGATTAAGTATCCATATCCATAGGTTCATGTTCAAAAAACAAGGATCTTTGACCATATAGGTAATCAACTACTAAAACGGGCTCAGAAATGGCTCAATCGGCTCAGGGGCCGTTTATAATTAGTAGTTCGGTGATTCTTAACTCGCCAAAATAGACGAATGTTCCCCTTTGGAAATGCCTTAACTCGACTTCTGTTACGAGTTAGGGGTAGGGTTGTGTCTTTATCGGGTTGGTGAATTTCCGAAACTGTGTCTCGGATTTTATGCAAGGTTGTTAATTATTGGTGTGCGGCTTGATCGGGTATAATGCGGTGAATAATCGGGTAATCTCCGCAAGTGTAACCATACTTAACAAATAATCGTCTTTTTTGTAAGGTATCGTTTACAAAA